CACGAAGCATGTGTTCGCGAAGCAAGAAGTGCTTCTCAAGGACCACGGGGCCCAGCCACGTATAGTCTATCAGGGTACAGATATGTACAATTTCCTGACTGGCTGCGTTGTGATGGAACTCCAGCGTCGCATGGGAAAATCACTGAGCCATGAAAACCCCCTCAACACGGGCAATGTTGTCGTATTCGCGTGCGGCAAGTCCGGTGAGGAGCTCGGTGATGTTATACATGCCGCCCCTGGTGAGATCCTGGAAAGCGACTTTGCCAATAACGATGGGTCACAGAGTGTGGAATTTCGCCGTCGAGAGGCAATGTTCTATGCAAAGCATGGGGCTCCGGCGTGGTTTGTGCGTGAATTCGCCAAAAACACAAGCGTTCGTGTCTGGACTCGATATGGCATCGAGGCCACTGTCAATGGGCAGCGGTGGTCTGGAGAGACCACCACTACCACCGGGAACTCTTATGTTGGAAGTGCGTTGATGCTAGCAGCTGCTCTGCTAGCCAACGTTAAAAAGAGCACACACATACACGGCGGGGACGATTTCATGGGGCTCTTCCCCGAGGCTGAGGTCAAGGATATGGAAAAGGCGATACAGGTCGTCGTGCCACAAGCTGGCATGGAGGCCAAGACCCTGGTCCCTCAGTCGCGGCATCATGGCACCTTCTACAGGAAGCGCTATGTGAGCGATAAAGTGAGAACTCGTCCCGTTCCCCAATTCGGGCGCGTGCTGGCTAAGCTCAACCTGAGGGCTAATCAAAACACTCAGGTTGGTGATAGAGACTACATGGCCGGGAAGTATTACTCGGCCGCGTACGAGCACAGGTTCGTGCCTGGTGTGAAGGACTTGTTGTTGGAGACGGCTCAACAAATGAGCGCGAAACCCCATTTCGACGTGCGTCTGACCAAGATGAACGAAATGGGCGGTGTTGAGAATATCGTGGCAAAGGTGAAGAATTCAGATGTGTTGGATCTGGATTCGTTCTGCGATTATCTCCGGGATGTCTATGGGATCGGGTACGAAGATCTCATGGACGCGTATGGGCGTGTTGCTTCCGGAGCTGTGGGCTGGCTAGACCAGTTCACGTATGTTGATAAGAAAGGGAAACAACACTCAAAACACCCACCCCGGGCACAGATGATCGGGGGCGAAGCCATTGAGGCTCTTATCGCCCACGATATTTGAGTGACAGCGACAAGCCACTTGGTGTGAGTAACGGACCATAACGTG